ACCTTTAGAAATAGAATAGATGCTACCAAAAAAATTAGGATCAGCCCATTCGTCTTGTATTTCCCCGGAGTAGATACAGCCGCTAGAAAAATGAGCAAACCTTATTCCGTATTCTCTTGCTAACTCGTAAAGCCTTATAGGAAAAACTGTGTTTCCTTGTATTGTTTCCACTGGATTTTTTTCACAAGCATCAACATTAGGATACCCAGTAACCCCTGCGCAATTTACAACCCAGTCGTATTCTGTTCTGTTTTGATGTATTGCTAACGGTGCTCTTGTATGTGAAACTAAATCTACTTTTTGATTGTTAGCAAGAAGTTCATCATAAACCTTTTTACCTGTCCAACCTCTACCCACAACTAATATTCTCATTTTCATTCCTCGATTATTGCCATTAATTTTTTATAATATTCCGTCTTTGTATACCCAAAACTAGCATATTCTATAGCTTTTTTAGATAACCACCCATTTCTATAAACGATCTCATGCGGTGAACAAACTAAAATATTTTGATTCTTTTGTATAGTTTGAACAAAGTGGGAAGCCTCTAGTAAAGAGTCTGGTGTTCCTGCATCAAACCAAGACATTCCTCTCCTCATCACTTGAACTTCCAACTTAGATTCTCTCAGATACATCATATTCAAGTCTGTTATTTCAAGTTCATTTCTTTTAGATGGTATCAATTGCTTTACTTTATGGAAAACGTTTATTGGGTAAAAATAAAGACCAGTTACCGCCAAATTGCTCTTTGGGTTTTCTGGTTTTTCTTCTATTCCCAAAACCTTACCTTCTTTGATATCAACAACACCAAACCTTTCTGGGTCCGCAACTCTATGTGCGAAAATTGTTGCTTTATTTGTTCTAGAAGAACTTTCCTTTACTAAAGAACCAAAGGTGGAACCATAATAAATGTTATCTCCCAATATTAGGCATGTATTGGTGAATTTGTTTTCAACATCTGGAATGTTTCTATGAACTATGTTAAACGCATCAGGGATTCCTACAGGCTTTTCTTGAGTTAAAATTCTTATTACAATCCCAAATTCTTTCCAAGCGTCTTTAAACAGTCGTTTGAAAGTGTTTTCTTCCTCCGGAGTTACAATCAACGCAATGTTTCTTATTCCCGCAAGTAAAAGGACAGAGAGCGGATAATATATTAGAGGTTTATCGTAGATAGGAAGAAGTTGTTTTGTAACCGCTAGGGTAGCCGGATAAAGCCTTGTAGACTTACCACCTGCTATAATTATTCCAAGTGTTTTCATATGTATACCAATCAATTGTTTTTGACAACCCTTCGTCCAAAGATGTTTTAGGTGTCCAACCCAATTCTTTTTTTATCTTAGAACTATCTATATCGTATCTAAAGTCGTGACCTTTCCTATCATCGATGAATTTAATTAGTTTGTGAGATTTACCCATCTTATCCAGAATCATTTTAGTTATGGCTAGATTGTCTAATTGGCAATCTCCGCCTATATTATATTTCTCGCCAGCTACACCGTTTTCTAGAATAGTGAGCAAAGCTTCGCAATGATCTTTAACGTAGATCCAATCTCTAATGTTATTTCCCGTGCCATAGATTGGAATTTTTCTATTTTGCATCGCTTGCGTTATAATTACGGGGATCAACTTTTCAACGTTTTGCATTGGACCATAATTATTTGAGCAATTTGTTATTATAGTGGGAATTCCATGAGTCCTATGATAAGACCTTACGAAATGATCAGATGCAGCTTTTGAAGCTGAATATGGAGAATTTGGTAAATATGGAGAATCTTCGTTTGACGGCGGATCTTCCGGAGAAAGAGATCCATAAACTTCATCAGTAGAAACATGTATAAATTTGAAATCCCAATCAACATTTTTCTTAACACATTCCAAAAGATTAACCGTCCCAAGTACATTTGTATTCACAAACGGAAAGGAATCTCGAATGGATCGATCTACATGAGATTCAGCAGCAAAATGGATTATTGCTCTTGGCATTTCTCTTCTGAGAATTACTGATATTCCTTCTGGGTCAAGAATGTTAACGTTTCGGAAAGAATATCTTTCGTCAGATAATAGAAATTTTCTATTGTTTTGTTCGTTCCCTGAATATGTTAAACAATCAACGTTTATCAAATCTTCAGTGTCATTTGTATTCATAAACAAATGAATGAAGTTGCTACCAATGAAGCCAGAACCGCCCGTTACTAATATTGTCATACTTTTAATCCATCAAACTTCTTAAATTTTTCATTTGAACCAAATCTGTTTATAGGCTTATCTTCTTGACCTGAGTCTGCTATATCCTGTTGTGCGCTTTGTTCAGCGTCATAAAGTCTCATTTTAGATCTATCAATACCAAGAACAAACCTTTTATTTTGAGTTGGATCGTTGTATCTATTCTTGAGTTGTTTCACAACAATCTGATTTAAACCTTCAAGTTCTTCTGAAGAAATAAGAGCAAACATGAAATCAGCAGTCGCTGGTAAGCCGAATGATTCTGATGTATCTTCCAAGCCGGGGTCTGAGCTTGTATATCCACTCCTAGTAGTTTGCGTTGCACTGACAACCGGAACTCGATATTCAACCGCTAGACCTCGTAGTTCTTCAGCAATAGCTTTAATGTAAGAATATGAATTGACGTTTGACCCCAACTTCAATCTTGAAGATGCACATAGATTTAGATAATCTATAAAAACTATGTCAGGCCTAAATTGCCTTTTCAAGGCCAATTCGTTAATCAAAGTTTTAAAATGAATTGAACCAGCAGATACTGGAGGATATTCTTTGATGATGAGCTTTCCTTTTATATTTTGTTTCAATTTTTGCATTTTCTTGTCATAAGAATCTTTTGGAATATTTGCTAAGTCATCAAGCTTGACATTAAGGAGATTAGCGTCAATCCTTTCAGCAATTCGTTCTTCGGAAATTTCAAGAGTTATGTATAGGACGTTATAGTTTTGACTTAAACAAGAAGAAGCAAGATGACACATGAACAAAGATTTTCCGACACCCGTCCCAGCCAAAGCAACATTCAACGTTTTTTGCGGCAAACCACCTTTAGTAATTTTATTGAAGTATTCTAGATCAAATGGAATTTTCTGTTCCACTTTATGATAAAAGTCGTATCGTTTATCAGCGTCGTCAATATAATCATGACCAACATTAGGGTCAAATGAAACAGAAAGCGCATCTGTTAATAGTTCTGGAATACTTCCTTTACTTTTTGTTTTCTCTGATCCATCTAAAATCTGAATAGACTTGAGTATAGCATTATGCAATGCTTTTTCTTGGCAAAATTTTTCAGTCTGTTCGGTTAACCATGTTAAATCACTAGATTCTTTTGATTTAGAAAGTTCCGATAGAATGTCTATACATCCAGTTACATCGTTTTGGTATAAACCTTCTTTATCTGATATTGTAACTTCTATAGCTTCATAGGTGGGTAGATTGTTATATTTAAGTAGATAATCTTTTACTTGATCAAATACCAATCTTTCATGTCTATCTAGAAAATACTCACTCTTCAAAAATGGTAGAATTTTCCTTGTATAGTGTTCTTCGCTGAATAGATTCTTCAGAATAATCTTCTCTAGATTCAATTTCATTTCTCTCTTTCATAAATTCTAATGCATTTTCTAAGGCAACTAGCAAAACTTGTCCTAGTATTTTATTGAATTCTCTATTATTAAGCAAAATCTTTTCGTGATATTTGTTGGTATCTATAAACCTAACATCAAATGAACACTTCGCTGTATTTTCGTCCACATTCAAGGAAGTATAGGAATAGATTACACCTTTAAATTTTCCGTTAAGGATTTTAACGGACATAATATCTAATTTAGGATCAATTCCTTCTCCTGTGTAGATGTCAAAAAATTTCCCTTCAGCGTATATGTTTTGTCTTTTTCTTTTTTGCATTTCTTCGATTTTTCTCTGAATCCAATAAAACATCATTCATTACCTTCTTCTTCTGGGGAATCATTTTCAAAACTTTCGCTTTTTTCGTATCTACCGTATAGGTATTCTTTCTTACAAGCTTCATCAATAAGACTCAGAACTTCTTCAGTGAAATATTTTTCTGGATTTTCATTTATAGCTTTGCCAAAAACTTTAGTTCCATCTGGTAATTCATATCTGGTTGATACTTTTTTGATAATATCATATTTTTCTGCGACATCCAATAAGCCGTAATATCTATCCAATCCAGTTTGATAGTTCAGAAGAGTAGAAACCTTTTTATTTTCGATTGTTAATCGAGATTTTTGTAGAGCCGCTGTGATGATATTTCCAACCACATCTGTTCCGTCTTTTTCTTTTTTCTTGCTAAGGAACACTATAGTAGAGGCTGCATATTTAATACCTTCACCACCAGATTGTTCTCTTGTTGGGACATATGAACCAACGACAGAATATGTATGGTTGGTAAAGAGCATAGAAACTTTTGCTCTACCAAGCTTTAGCGTCAACACTCTAAATGCGCCGCGGATTAGTTGCGCTCTTGTCATATCTCTCTTGTCAGAACCTTCTGCAATATCAGAAACTTCTTTATCAGTTGAAAGCATTCCTAAAGAATCAAGAACCATAAACATTGGTTTTCTTTCTTCCTCTGGAACTTCTAGATACTTGTCAAGAATCCTAACGGCTTGAGTTCTAAATTCTTGAACAGTGACCACAGGAATCATATAAAATCTGTCAGTATCAACACCCCTAGATTCTAACATTTCGCTGGTGACTGCGGATTCCGACTCAAAATAAAAAACAGCACCGTCTGGATTTTTGTCTAGAAACTCTTTTACAATGCTTATTGCAAACCAAGTTTTTCCAGTGCTCGTCTCCCCTGCTAGCGCAGTAATCTTATTACTTGGAAGCCCACCATAAATGCTACCCGAAAGTAGAGCATTTAGCGCATACGATCCTGTATCAATGTATGAATCTACATCAGAATCAATACCATCAGAAACCTTAGAAGCAAATTTATTACCAGACTCTTTTATCAAACTATCGAAAATTGACATACTGATCCCTCTTGTTTATTATCAATTGCGAACTATGAACATAACATCAT